GGGCTGCTGTCGGCTGATTCCCGCGTGCGAGCAATGCAACCGGGAGGGCGGGGATGCGGTCTTCCGTGGCACCTGGCGACCTGGTTTCCAGCCGGTGCGGGAAGAGCTGCCGCCCGAGCGCTCGGGGCTCGCCCCGGATGACAAGCGCTGGGCGGTGCCCTGGCTGAAGGGGCTGCGCAAGGTCCCCGCCGATGCGACCTGGCCGCGCTTGATGACCGTGCCCCACCCGCGCGCGGTCGGCTCGCTCGGTCCGGTCTTCATCCGCTGGGCGGAGAAGCGCTCGGGCCAACGGCTGCGCTGGTGGCAACGGCTGGTAGCGGTGCGGCTGTTGGAGGTTGACGAGGGCGGAAAGCTGGTCTGGGAAACGATGGTGCTTTCGATGGCGCGCCAGCTCGGAAAGAGCTGGCTGCTGCGCGAGCTGTGTTTGTGGCGGATTCACCAAGCCGAGCGTTTCCACGAGCCCCAAGACGTGCTGCATACGGGCAAAGACCTGGCCGTTTGCAAAGAGGTGCAGCGCCCCGCGCGCATCTGGGCGAAGAGCCGCAAAGACGTTTACCGCGTGCGCGAGGTCAACGGCCAAGAAGAGATAGAGCATCTGGCCGATGGCTCGCGCTGGATGCTGCGCGCGAAAGAGGCGGTTTACGGCTACTCGGTTTCGGTGGGTGCCGCCGATGAAGCCTGGAAAGTCAAAGCCAGCTCGATTGACGAGGGGCTGACCCCGACCATGACCGAGCGCGAGCAAGCGCAATTGCTCTTGGTCTCGACCGCCCACCGTATGTCCACCTCATTGATGCTGGGGCGGCGCTCGCTGGCGCTGGCCGATCTTGAGCGCGGGGATGGTGACCTGCTGATTGAGTGGAGCGCCCCCGCCGATGCCGAGCTGGAAGACGTGAGCGCGTGGCGGCTCGCTTCGCCCCACTGGACGCCACGGCGCGAGCGGATGATTGCCAAGCGGCTGGAAGCCGCCCAGACGGGCGAGCTAGAAGACCCTGACGAGCCGGACCCAATCGAATCCTTCCGGGCGCAGTGGCTTTGCCAGTGGCCACGGCGCAAGACCGAGCCCCCGGGCGCGACTGAAGACCTATTGCCAGAAGGGGTCTGGGGCGCGCTGAGCGAGCCGCTGACGCGCTCGGACGCTCCGGTCTGGGTCTCGATAGAGGATGACTATGGGCTAGGGGCAGCGGTGGCGGCAGTGGCGCGGCTCGATGACGGGCGGCTAGAGCTTGACGGCTGGCTACGGGCCGACTGGGATTCCGCCATTGCCGATGTGGAGCGCTTGGGCGGGCTGCGCCGCATCCGCGAGCTGCACGTTGGCGCTTCCCTCCTGGCCCGGGTGCCGTCAGAGCTGCGGGCCAAACCAGCGGGCATGACCGAGACCCGGCTAGGGCTCGCGCTCTTGCGAGACCTGGCCGCTGGCGGGCAGCTCGTGCATGACCTGACCACGAGCGAGCTTGATGAAGCGTTGGCCCTGGCCCAAGTGAGGGAATCGCCCTCGGGGTTGCACCTGATCGCGCGTGGGCCAACCCACTTGGTGCGGGCGCTGGTCTGGGCGGTGGGTGCTGCCCACCGCCCAGCCAAGGTCCCGGCTATTCGCTAGCGCGCTGGGCGTCTAGCTGGTCTTGCTCATCTAGCCAAGCCTCAAGGTCCATCGGCCCACCGCAAACGCGGCAGCGACCGCGCCCATTGTCGTGGTTGCGAAACCGCGCGTGAGCGCGCTGGAAGACGTTGGGCAATTCGGTCATGCCCCAACCCTCTGCCGCATCGCACAAGCCAGCCGGGGCGCTATCCGCCCACGGACACAGCCGATTCATCGCTAGCCCTTTCGTTTCGATTGCCGCCGCATGATAGCTATTCGCTAAAAACCGGGCGGATGACGTTGGAGCCCGCCACGTCCAACGGCCCGCGCTCTTCCGTCCAAACCGGGACCCGCCAAACCAGGTCCCAGCTTCCGTCTTCATTCTCAAACGCGACCGCGTAAACGTCACCGTTGACGTTGCCCGTCAGGGTCTTGTCGCCATCGTTGAAAACCAAGCGCGTGCCGCGCTCTATCTCTATCGCCTTGCCCATCTTGCTAGCCCTTTCGTTTGGGCCATCCCAGTGATGGCCGCTGACCACATTTTACCAAGCGCCGTTTTCGGGTCTGAAAACTTTGCAGGGCTTTCGTCACAAACCCGCTGCAAAAAATTGGGACTTGACACCGTTTCCCGTTGCCAGCGGGGGCAGCGCTGGGTTAGCATCCCAGCATGGGCATCGTGGGGGTGCTGCGCCGCCGAGCAATTCGACCGCCGCTAGAGCCCAACCCCAATGACCCAGCGGATGTACCGCCCGCCACCGTAGGACCGCCCGCATTCCGCCCGGGTGACCCCAACCAAGTGGTGGTGGAGGGTGAGGGCGGTTTTACCCCGCCGCCCACGGTCATGCGCCCAGCGCCCTGGTCGGGCTGGCCCAACGAGTGGTGGACGCCCAATTGGAATGGTGCGATTGCGCGGCTGACTGACACCGCCTGGACGTGCGTTGACCTGAATGCCTCAATCCTCTCGACCATGCCGCCCTACCTGAAAGACGCCGCCGATACGCTCAACGCCGATTGGCTGCGCAACCCCGAGCCCGACATTTACAGCTCGTGGGAAGAGTTCGCCAAGCAACTCTTCTGGGACTATCAGCTAGGCGAAGCCTTCATCCTGGCAACCGCGCGCTACGCCACCGGCTTCCCGGCTCGCTTCCACGTCGTGCCGCCCTGGTATGTGAATGCCGAGATGGACGGCGGGCGGCGCTGGTATTCGATTGGCGAGGTTGACGTTACGGCTGACATTTGCCACTTGCGCTATGCCTCAACGGTCGATGACGCGCGCGGGCACGGGCCGCTTGAGGCGGGCGGCGCGCGGCTGACCGCCGCCGATGCGTACCAGCGCTATGCCTACGGGCTCGCTGCTGCTGGCGGGATTCCGCCCGCCGTTTTGACCCACCCGGATGAGCTGAGCGATGCCCAATCGCAAGACCTGAAAGCGCAGTGGATTGCCGCCCGCTTGTCCAACATCGGTGAGCCCGCCGTGCTAACGGGCGGCATCACCTTTGACACGGTGCAGCAAAGCGCTCAGGAAATGGCCCTAGTGGAGCTGCAAAACTTCAACGAAGCCCGGATTGCGGTCATGCTGGGGGTGCCACCCTTCTTGGTCGGGCTCCCCACGGGCGGGGACTCGATGACCTACAGCAACGTCACGTCGTTATTCGATTATCACTGGCGGGCGGGGCTGCGGCCCAAAGCCACGGCGGTGATGGCGGGGCTGAGCGAGTGGCTGCTACCGCGCGGCACCACGGTCGAGGTCAACAAAGACGCCTATGTCCAGCCGGACCCGAAGACGCGCGCCGAAACCGCCGCCATCCTGCACGGGATCGTGGACTCGCAAGGCAATCCGGTGCTAACGGTCGAAGAGATACAGGAAGCCGAAAACATCCGCACCCAGCAGGGAGGGCCGATCATTGGATGAGCTGCGTTTTCGCAATGCTGAGCTGGCGGGGGTCTCATTTCCCAAGCGGCTCATTGAGCTGATTGTGGTGCCGTGGGAGCGTGAAGCGCTCGTGCCCCACCCCAACGGCTCGGGCCGGATGGTGGAAGAGGTCTTTAGCCGTGGCTCGTTTGACGGGATCGAGCGGCGCGCCAACCGGGTGCGGGTCAACCGCGACCACGAGCTAAAGCGGACCGTGGGCCGCGCCCTTTCATTCCACCCCAGCCGTGAGGAAGGCTTGGTGGCCACGGTCAAGATCGCGTCTACCGAATTGGGCGATGAAACGCTGGCGCTGGCGGACGAGGAATGCTTGGACGCGAGCGCGGGCTATTTGCCCATGCCCGATGGCGAGAAATGGGAGACCCGCACCCGTATGCGCATCACCAAAGGGTGGCTTGGCCATATCGCGCTGACCCCGGACCCCGCCCACGTTGGCGCGCGCGTCTTGGCGGTCCGTAATGCCGAGCAAGTTGAGCGCGTGCAAGTGGCCACGCCCAACCTCGACCAGGTGCGTGCGTGGCTGTTGCAGGAGCGCTATAGTCAAATTCAGCACTAGCTACCTTCCGTAGCAGAGGTCTGGGACCGCCGGAAGTTGCGGGCGATGTGCAGCGATATCGCGGCTGTTGTCAATGCCGATTGCTGTACCGGGAGGTTTGCACCGTGCGCCCAACGGACCAGATGCTTGCCCGCATCGCCGCCGAGATTGAAGAGCGGCAGAGCTTCGTTGACGGGCTGGTAGAAGACGCGGAGAAAAATGGCCGCGACCTAAACGAGCAGGAAATGGAGCTAGTCACGCGCGCCCGTGAGCGCGTGGGCAAACTCAGCGATCAGATGGAGCCGCTGAAAGAAGCGCGGCGCATCTCGCATGAATCGTCCGCCAAGATCGCGGAGCTGGCGGGCTTCATGCAGGACCGAGCCGAAGAGAAACCGCGCGAGCCCGAATATGACAGCCCGGGCGCGTACCTGGTTGAGCGCTGGCGGGCGGGGCTGGGCTCGGAAGAGGCTGTGCGGCGGCTTGACCTGTACCACCGCGCCGCCGCCCATCAGACCACGGCGGATAACCCGGGGCTGATTCCCACCCCAATCCTGGCTCCGGTTATCTCGTTTGTCGATTCCAACCGCCCTTTGGTGACCTGGCTGGGACCGCGCCAGCTCCCGGGCCAGAATTGGAACCGGCCCAAGGTGACCCAGCACACGAGCGTGGCGGTCCAGTCGGCTGAAAAAGCCGAGCTGGTCAGTCAGAAAATGACCATTTCCAAGATCCCCGGGACCGCCACCACATACGGCGGTTACGTCAATGTCTCGCGCCAAAACATTGATTTCACTCAGCCGGGGATTATGGACGTGGTTATCAATGACCTGGCGGGCGTCTACGCCACCCAGACGGAAGCCGCCGCGTGCGCCGCTTTCGATGCCGCCGCCACTGCGGGGCTCGCGCTGCCGACTGGCGCAAACACCGCCGATCAGCTCGCCGCATCGCTCTGGGATGCGGCCAGCAAGATCTACACGGCAACCAAGGGTCAGGGGCGGGTGGCCGCGTTTATGTCGCCCGCGATGCTGGCCGCAATCGGGCCGCTCTTCCCGCCCGTGCCCGCCATCCCGAGCCAGTCACCTGGCGGCATGAGCGCCGCTGACTTCAACAGCGGGCTGGTCGGCAATGTTTCGGGCATTCCGGTCTACGTTTCGCCCGGGGTGGGTGCCAGCCGCATCCTGGTCTTCTCTTCCGCTGCTGCGGAGGTCTACGAAGACCGGATTGGCTCGCTTCAGGTGGTTGAGCCGAGCGTGCTGGGCGTGCAGGTTGCATACGCGGGGTACTTCGCCCCGCTCGTGATCGAAGGCACGGCCATCATCAAGATCACCAAGACGCCATGAGCGAGCTGCTAGACGCCCCCAATCAACAGGTGGTGAGGGCCGATGGTTCGGGACCTTGGGAAGAGGGCGCGGGCGGCTCTGGCGAAGCTGTGGCCGAGCCGAAAGCGGAAGAGCCCACCGCCGCCGAAACAGACTACGAAAGCATGACCAAAGACCAGCTCATTGAGCTGGCCCAGTCACGCGGCATCAGTCCTGCTAATGCGGCCATGAGTAAGGCCGAGCTAATTGCAGCGTTGGACGCTGGCTGATGGCATACGCCAGCGTTGACCAGCTCGCCGCCGCGTTGCGCATCACGGCAACGGTGGAGAATACGCCAGCGCTGCAAGCGTGCCTGGACGCGGCGGCGAGCGAGATTGACCACGCGGTTGACCGCACCAACCCAATCCCAAGCGGGGATGCGCTCGCTGAGCGCGTCAACATCCTCAGGGGCGTGGAATGGTGGAAGAGCAATGACGCCGCCTTTGGCGTGATCGGCTTTGACCAAACCGGGGCGTTGCAAGCGCCCCGGGATGGTTTCGCCCGTCACGCCCGCACGCTCGTGCCCCTGAAAGAGCTGTTTGGGGTGGCATGAGTAGTAACGGCGTGCTGACGTTGGGCGAGGTCCGGGCGCGAGCTGCGGCAGCTCTAGCCCCGGCTTCGCCCAATGATCCCAGCGTGCACGTTGACGTGGTGGATGCGGTGGAGCCGCCCGCCATCTTGCTGGTCTGGGATGACCCCTGGCTAGAGCCCCAGAGCTTTGGCCCATGCCTCTTCAAAGCGAACCTAGCCGTCTTGTGCATCGCCGCCCGCATCGAGCCCGGGCCAGGTGTGCAAACGCTGGAAGAGATGGTGGCTTTCACCATCGAGCGGCTACGGGCTGACGCCTATAGCTGGCCGCAAGCAAGCTCGCGCGCGCCCCGGGTGTTGCGGATTGCCAACCTGGAATATCTCGCCGCGCGCGTGGTCTATCAGCTCAACGTAACCACGGAAGGGGGCGCGTAGATGCCTACGCCACTGCCGCTGATTCTCGATGACGCTTCGCTGAAGATCAGCACCGATGGCACCACCACAGCGCTGAAAGAGCTGGCCTGTGTGGGCTCGCATATCGAGCTGAGCCCGGATACGACCGTGACCACGGTGGACACCTTTTGCGGCTCGACCGATTACCCGGGCCAGA